CACCGGCTGCTACCGCGGCGACCGCAGTTGCCGCAGCAAACACCTTTGCACGGCGCGCGAAGGCCGCCAGCTTGGCATTGGCGATCTCGGTCTCGCGTGCGAGCCGCCCCATGCCCTTGGCGCCAGCCTCGCCGACGCCTGTCAGCGCTGCTTTGACCTGCTTGCCACCCGTTGCGGACAGACGAACAGAAACGCGTTTCTCACTCATGGCTGGCCTCGATTTGCTGGTTGATTTTGCGCACCATCACCGCCTCAACAGATGGCAAAAGCTCGGCCAGCGCTTTGGCGGAAACGCCCAAGGCCGCACCCAGGTGAAGTGCTGCACTCATGTCCCAGCCGGTGACTGACCTGCCAGCGATGCGCATCTGCCCACCCAACCGGTCCACAACATCCCAGACCTGCACGCCTTCAAACGTGTGCGGAGCGTTTAGGGTTTGCGGGCAGTCCGGGCACGGCCCCGTGCAGGCTTGGCAATAGGCTGCGCCCCCGCCGAACTCCCAGTCGGCAAGGGCGCAGAGACGTTTTTTTCCTGCTCCAGCAGAAAGCCGGAATTGACGTATTTGGTTTGGAACGCTTCAAAGATCGGCCAGACCTCAAGCAGCGCGTCAATGCCTGCGGGCGTCACCGCGGCGGGTTTGCCCTTAGCGTCTCCGACACCCTCCCAATCCGTGATGGCAATGCGTGCCACCGCCTTGGCCATTATCAGTGCGAGATCATCGTTGGTCAGCGTCTCCATGCTGTCACCAAGGTCTGTGATCTGCGGATCGCGCCGTGCGGCAATCATCACCGCAGTGCTCATCGGTTCCACTAGCACGCGGACGCCGTGGCCCAGATCAAGCCAGTCGGGTGTGTTCGACAGGTTCAGACGCAGCATCACAGCTCCTCCTGCGCGTTTGTGAGCGTGACGGTGCACATGCGCCCTACGCCGGGTGAAACTGCGGCCTGCCAATCAAAGGTTGCCTGCACGCCTTGCGGGCCACTGATCTCAATACGCGGCCGTGGCAGATACACAGCATGGGCGGTGAAGGTCAGGCCTACGCCGCCTGCCAACGCGTAAGCAAACGACATCTCGCAGGCCTCACCGTTGATCGCCTGGGTCACCAGCGTTTGATCGGCAAAGCGGACCTGCACATTGCCGGTCAGGGCTGCCACCGAAGGGTCAGCCCCGTCGATGCGCCCATCCGCGCGGATGGTCTCAATCCGGTCAAGGTTGTTGGCATAGGCAATGTCTGCGGAGACGACATTGCCGATCGACTGACCGTTGCGGGTGATCGCCCCATTGAAGTGACCAAAGCGGATCAGATCGAGGCTGGCCAGACTGCCTGCAGTGGAGCTTGTGCCAAGCGCCTCACCTTGGGCCACAAGGCTAACGGTCGCCGTCAGCAGCCCGGAGCGGGCCATCTGCCAGTTGATGCTATCGACCATGCAGCCGGAATACATCGCAAAGCGCGGCACCTCGGGCATGCCAGTCTCGATCGAGACCGACGGCAAAGTCCAATTGCCCGATCGGAACTCATGGCTATAGGGGGCCTCTGCGCCGGTGGTGACCGGTGCCCCGAAGGCGGCCTTGAGCCAAAAGCCGATCGAGGATGCATCGAGCGGGATCACCACATCGCCGTCTGCTGTCACAGCGTCCTTGATTGGCGCCAGCGGATCGCGGCCGTAGCCCAATAGCTCCGATCCCAGCAAAGGCTGCTCGGCCCCCAGAGAGGTACTTGCAAACGGAATGCGGGTGAAGCCACCCGCGGGCGGTGTGCCATAGGTCGTCTCGAACGCTAGCGCCATCTGCGCGCGCGCCCCTTGGGCTCGTGCCATCGTGTCTCTCCTTGAATGTCGGGTATTTGGTATGATCAGACCAGCGGATCGCTCGTCGCGTAATGTAGAATGATAGGCACGATTGCGGCTTTCAGTGTAGCGCCACCCTCAACGGGCAGATCCACCGGCTCGGGTGCTTCCGCCTCAACCCAGTCGCAGCGCCCACGTAAGGTGCGATCGGCCCCGATGGCTGCCCCAATGCGCGCGATCAGGCGGTCAAACCGCGCGTCGCGCTCCTCGCTGGTCTGCACGATGACCTCCAGCTCTGCGCGGTGCTGGTAGTGATACATCAGCGGGGACAGCGTCACGCCGGCATCGCCCGGATTACCATCGCGCAGGATCATCAGGCCAGAAGGTGGAATCCGCTCCGGCAAGACCTCGCCGCGCAGCACTGGCACATGCGGTACCGTGCGTAACAGGTCCGCCAGGGCGGTGAGGATCGTTTCTCGGGGTGAGGGCATTTGAAAAGCTCCGTCTTGACCTGCAAGATTATTTATCAGCAGGCTGGCAAACAGGACTGAAACCGATCTTTGTCAGTCAAAGGAAGAAGTCATGTTAAAAACAGAAGGGACCAGGCTATCGACAATCCATAGCCATGTGCTCTGGCTTAACTGCGCATGTGGCCGCTCTGCATCTGTGCGGGTCAGTGAACTACTGGCGCTTAAATCGCCTCCCGTGACCGTTGGCGATGTGGTCGCGAAGGCGCGGTGCACGGGGTGTAGCCAGAGCGATGTGCAATCCTGCGAGATCGTTTATGAAACGTCCTGATTGCCTTCTCTGCGAATTTCTTTCAAAAGCTGCGCATCGGGCCTGTAGCTCAATTGGTTAGAGCAGAGCGCTCATAACGCTTTGGTTGGGGGTTCAAGTCCCTCCGGGCCTACCACGTGCCCCCTTGGTGGAATGGTAGACATCAGGGACTTAAAATCCCTTGGCCGCAAGGCCGTGCCGGTTCGAGTCCGGCAGGGGGCACCAGGGCACGATCTGATAATGCGCGACCTACGCTTTCAGGAGCTTTTCTTCTTTTTGAACGGCAACCAGTCCTTCATGTGGTGGATCGTGTCGCCCGCGATCTCAATGCAATCGGGGTGCCAGTAGGTATTGGTCTCGGCATCATGCAGCACGGTTTCGTCCCTGGCAAAACACCAGTTGCAGACATGCTCACCATCAACCTTCTCTAGCGTCATTTCACGCATACTCACCCCATTACTCTCACCCGAGCCCGGCTTTGAAGTGGGCCAGCCGTTGCTGCGTCTCGGGAAGGACGACGGCTGGCCCGAAGGGCCATACAAACAAGAGAATCGTAAAACACCCCAGTCTGCAGTACAGCCGCAGGAAACGGGATTGGCGTTGATATTGATCAATGCACGGCCAATCGGTGATGCAATAGATTGCAATGCGAAGTCGCGTTTGGGGTCGCACTGGCAAGGTTTGGGCTCTCGTTTTTACTTTGCTCTCCACCCAATTTGCCACAATCGCCCGCGGTATCCGCGCCTGTGCTGCTTTTGCGTCCCGATCGAGATCGAGCCGCTTGCGCAGCTTCACTTGCGGGACCAGCAGGAAGATCGGCACGGTGGTTAGCCCGCGTCCGGTTTTTGAGCGCGATGCCACACCGACCCCGCGGTTGTTGAGCCGTCCTTCGGCGACCAGCAGGCTCGGTCCGCGGCGGCGGTAGATAAACCGCAGTCGCAGACCGCGCCGTCGCTCCCACTCCACCGGGGTGATGCGGCCGCGGCGTGTTGACTTGCCCGCAGCTTCGGTGGGGATTGCCAGCCAAAACCCCTCTTTTGACCGAATTAGCGGGCCTGTATCATGCGCGCCGATGATCACCGGGGCTTTTGACCAAACGAGCGCTGCTGCATTCAGACTGGGCTGGCCCTTGGGATAGTGCGCTGAGCGGATCGTGCGCGATAGACGCTGTCCAAGTCCTGCACCAGTAATCTGGCCGCGCCAGGCGGTCTTCAGCTCCGTGCCGGCATCGTCAACCGCCTTGGTGACGGCCTTTTCGCCAGCGGTGATTTCTGATGCCATCATATCTGCGATATCGCCCGTGATATCCATGCGGATCATTTGGGTTTCCTTGCGTTACATCGTGACGTCTGCGTGCGGATCGGGCCACCATGGCAGGAGTTCTACTGTCCAGACCAGCCGCTCGCGATCACGCTGTGGCGTTCCCTGCACCACAAAGATCTCCGCCTCGATCTCGAAGCGGTCGCCCGCCGCCAGTGCCGGACAGTCAGACACCCGCACATCCAGAATGACGCTGTCACTGACCAGCCGCGCTGCCCCAAATTCGACCATGCGATCCGGACTGCGGCGCATCACGCGGATCGCCACCACCGGCCCGACGCCCATCTGCTGATACAGCGCTGGGGTCGCAAGGTTCGGATCCATGAACAGCACGTCGAGGGCTGCAGTGAACACTGTCATTGCGGATCAGCCTCAGTTGCCAGAGTGCAGGCGGATCGCCATGCGCGGACGCTTGTTCACGGGCAGGATCGAGCTTTCCGTCATCAAATCAATCCAGCGACCTTTGGCGTCGATCATCTGTCGCGCATAGAGCGGCAGGCCAGTCGTATTGGCCGTTTCCAGCAGATTGGCCGGCCCACCATAGGTGGTGAATGTATCAAAAGTGCCCAAGGGAAAAGCGATCCCTTCACCAGCCGGGATCAGCCGCTCTGACGTTCCGTTCGAGAGCGTGACAGAGCCGTTGTATTCCTCGAACAAGATCCCCGCAAAAGGAAACGCCCTGCGCATGTCCTCGCGCAGCGGCTGGCCACCTGTGGCGGAGAAGAACTTATAGGCCTCTTCGGTCTTGGGGTGGCTAATCAGCTTGTCGAAGAACTCCGAGCTCACCAGCGCATGGGCTGTGGTCATGGTCTCGCCAAGCAGGTTGTCTTCCATGGCGCGCAGCACGCTGCGGACTTTGCCCTGGACGTTGGTGCCAGCAGTGCCAAACACAAAGTCGATCGAGATCTTCTCGAGGCCAAACTCGGTGAAATAGTCATAAAGTGTGGTGCCCGCGCCGTCTTTCACGATGCCACGCAGCGCATTCATCTCCATGTATTCGCGGGTCTGGGCATGCTTGCGGCGCATCAGTGTGAGCTTGCGGTTCATAACCTCGACCAAAGGATCGGCTGCGTCCGACACACCCAGCGCTGGCATCCCCTGGATATCTGCAGGCAGGATCACGTCATCATGCGGGATCCAGGGCAGCGCAAAGGACCGCATCGAGCGCTGTTCGCGGTTGCCCACGGTGGCGGGCGCGCCCAGTGGCACGGATGGGAGCAAGCTCAGCACGCCCTCGCGCTGTTCAATCACGATGGAGCGTTGCGTGACGCCCTCAAAGCGAAACAGGCCGATCTGGCCCAGGCGGGTGTAGAGATTAGGCAGGATGTTGATGGCCTGCGTCATTTCAGCGAGCGAATAGCCGCCCGCGTCAAACGGGTTGCGGGTAATGGTCATGGGGAAACTCCGGGGGAATGAGGGGGTGATGCGCGTAAACGCGATGATGAGAAGGGGTGCTCTGCTGGATCAGGCGGTATCGCGTGGGATGATGCCGAGGGCTGCAAGCTGGCCGTGCTTGGTGGCAATCTTCGCTGCGTCATCGACGGTGGCATCAAAGACCAGCGCTGCTTTGGAGACGATGGCGGGGCCGCGGGCAAGAATGATGGCTGTGGCATCTGCTGTCGTCGCGTCGACCGCATAGAGCAGCACGGCTGCGGCCGTTTGGGCGCCGTCCGATCCGCCGGAGGTCGCAAGCTTGTATTTGCCGCTGGCGGTGATTTTGCCAAGTACCGCGCCGACGGGATAGGCGGTGCCCGCCAGCAGGGTCACTGTTTCACGGGTAAAGTTGGGGTTCAGTTCGTATTTGAGAACATCGCCCATGGTGGGCGGCTGGGTCAGGACGGTCATGTCGGGGATCCTTGTGATCAGTGGTCAAAAAGAAATCCCCTGCCGGGAAGGTGCGGCAGGGGATCAGGTGGCAGGGCAAGAGGATGGGGTGGGACTCAGCCCTTTGCGCCTGCAGAGGCCGCGCGTTTTGCGGCGGCAATGATCGGACTTTCTTTGGTTTGCGGCAGAACAGGCGAGGCGGGTGCTGCCACAATGTCGCGGGCATCAGCTGCTGCGGCAGCGCGCTGCAATACAAGTGAGCGCAAAGCCTCTGGTGTGGTCCCGTCGCGAAGCGCCTGTGCGGCATCAATGGCGATGCCGAGCCGTCCGGCTTGTGCGGCTATTTCGGCGACCTCCGCGGCCGCCTCGCGCAGCTGCGCCGAGATTTCGGCCAGATTGCCGGGTTGTGCTGCCGCTGGGGCGGGCGCCTCTTCAGTGGAGGGCGCAGGTGGCGTGGGTAAGCTTGCTTCCGGTACCAATGCAGCGGGCGCGCCGGCGGCCGTGGAGGCATCATCATGTGCTGGTGCAGCATCAGAAGTGTTGCTTGTCTCATCCATTTGCAGACCATCGGCATCCTCCGGCGAGGTGGTTTCGGTATCGGGCACTTGGGCCATGGCTAATTCCTTTCGGGAGCTGGTTTGGTGGGTGATGGTCTGGCGTGCTGATGCGGGAATTCGGCGTGCGATCGTGGATGCTGAACCGCCGGATATGACCTGCCGGAACGCGTTCAACCCGCCTGCCAGATCGGTGACCTCATCAGCAAGGCCTGCGGCAACGGCATCGACGCCGCGATATGTGGCCGCTTCGGTTGCAAGAGCCGCATCCTGGGTCAGAGGCCCACCGCGGCCTGCTGCGACGGTTTCGGCAAAAAGAAACCGCAGCACATCGATTTCGCCCTGGATGTCGGCGCGAACCCCGTCAGGCAAAGGCGCGTAAGGATTGCCATCGACCTTGTGTGCACCGGAGTGGATCAGCGTGACACGCATGCCTTCCTGATCAAGCTGGCCACTCATATCGGCATGCATCACAACCACACCGATGCTGCCCACCGCACCAGTGCGGGGTAGCAAGATCCGATCCGCCTGGCTGGCCAGCGCATAGCCGGCCGAGAAGGCGTGTTCGGCCACAAAGGCCCAGACCGGCTTGCTGCCCCGGATAGCACGAATGCGATCTGCCAAGTCAAAAACACCGGCAACCTCGCCGCCAAAGCTGTCGATCTCGAGCGCGACTGCGCGCACGGCCGGATCATTGCCCGCTGCATCGATCTGGGCAGCGATGCCCTCATAGCTGGTCTGGCCCGACGACTGCCCGATCCAGCCGCCGCGGTGGATCAGCACGCCGGAGATTTCGATCACGGCGATGCCGTCTACAACCGGGTAGGGGGCATCACCATGTTGGCGCAGGCGCTCGGCTAGGTTCCCTGCAAGAATGCTGGCGCGGGCGGGCAGGGCAGCAGCGCGGGTTTCCTCTTCGCCCTCGCCATGCAGCATCTCGACCTGTCGCCCAAGAATGCGTGGCCCAAACCCTGACAGAAACGCCGTGGCTTTTGAAGGTTCAATAAGCAGTGGCGTGTTGAACGCGCGTGCGGCAATGCGGGCATGAAGCATCAGGACTGGTCCTTGGTTTTGCATTTCTAATCTCCATATGGTAAGGAGACACCGAAATATGTAAGGAATGCGCCGATGCATGAATCGACAGTGACAGTAAAAGGCCAGACCACCCTGCCGAGAGATGTGCGGGCTACGCTTGGCCTGTCCAGCGGGGACAAGGTTCGCTACCTGATCCTCGACGGTGAGGTGCGGATCCTGAAGGCGCGCTCTGTTAAGGAATTGCGGGGCATCCTTTCAAGGTCTGGTCAGAAGCCCGTCTCCTTGGAGGAGATGAATGAGGCGATTGCAGCCGGTGCAACGGATAGCGCGGCTCTCGTTCGGTGATCGCGCTCGATACCAATGTTCTTGTGCGCTTTCTCGTGCAAGACGACCCTGCACAGGCGCAACTGGCCACAAATATAATCGACCAATTAACCGATGACGCGCGGGGTTTTGTCAGCCGCGAGGTTTTGATCGAACTTGTCTGGGTGCTTGAGCGTGCCTATCGGTTCAGTCGAGCTGAGATTGCTGTTGCTTTCGACGGTTTGTTATCGGCAACCGAGCTGGACATCGAAGGCGCTGATGAGGTTGCGCCTGCGCTAGAGCTCTACCGCAGTGACGGTTTTGGCTTTGCTGACTTGATGATTGCCGCAGCCGCCAAGCGGTTTGGCGCTGTGGAATTGGTGACCTTCGATCGAAAAGCCGCGCGCCTGCCCGGTGTCCGCCTCATTCAGGGATGAACGTTATTATCCTTCCTCTGCTGCGGTGGTTGGTCGATCTTGGGAATCAGGTTTCTCTGTTTCAATGATGTCTTCCGCGGTTGGTACGGCCTGCACGCCCTGCGCAGGCGATCCTGGCCGGCGGAAATCAAGACCTAGCGATCGCTCACGTTCCCGCTCTGCAGCAATTTCGCGATCAACTTGTTCTGCGTCATAGCCCCGCTCGGCGATGGCCTGGCTGCGGGATTTGAGGCCAGCTTCGATCTGGGCGATTTCGGCATTGGCGTCTTTGAGCGGATCGACCCAATCCCATTTCGTGGGCAGCCAGTCGGCGGCCATCATGCGCGGGCGCGCCCTTTCATAGCCGGGCAGGGTGAGCGCGCCTGAGAGCACGGCCAAATCCAACCAGCGCGCATATACCGGACGGCAGAGTTGATACACCATTACCGAATGCTGCCAGGCGGAGACGCGGCGGCGGAATTCGATGAGGGCCAAGCGCGAGTTCGAGAGTCAGTTCTGGCGAGGCTGTCTTCCCGAGAGGGGCGTAAGGCGTTGTCATCAATGGACTTTGGTGGACACAAAGCCCTACCAGGCGGAAGTTGCGCGATAGGCCGCGTGTGCGGCCGGATCGATACGCAACAAGCGTCCGCCGGGGCCGACGCGGATCACCTCCAACAGCCCCGCAGAGATCGCGCGGCGCACCGTCTTCTCGGAGCAGTTGTCCAGTTCCGCCACGTCCTTCACAGTCAGAAGTGTGCGGGGTTTGTCAGTCTTTTTGTGGGGCTGTGCTGGCATTGGGCGTATCCTTCGCGTCAGGAGCATCCGCCGCCAATTCCCGCGCCACCTGCTGCGCAAACAGATCAGCCAACCGCATCACCGCAGCGTCGATCTGCGCATCAGCAGACGGGTCAGAAGAGGGAAGGGCGGGAACGCGTGTCATCGCGTGACCATGCACTCGCCTGGCCTGACGTCACAAAGTGTGAGTATCAGCTATTTTTTGGGAATTGATCCACTTTGTCTTCTAGCTTCCTGAGTTTCTGCCATCGCTTTATGGCTTGCCAGACCGTTTCGCCTTTGAGCTGGATAACTGGGTTGGTCACACATGAGATGACCGCGTCGGCGAAATCGACCAATGGACCGGTGCGCTCTGAGGTGACCGCGTTTGTGGAAATGGTCACTTTGCGGCCGGATGCCTTCCAAGCGTCAAAAATGGCGAATAAAACTGACCCCTGTCGATGGTCACGGTTCGATCTTTTGTCGGGCTCTCCAAAGTAACTCGCAGAGTATTTTTTGGTACTTTTTTCCAAAAGTCTCCTGATGAATTGGACGTTTTGGGTCGACATGCCGAGTTCTGTCGTCAGCCAAATATTAGGGTCTTCGATGCCTTGCCCGACATTTGGAAACTGGATGCTGGTCTCACGGATTTGCGCCGTGGCTTTTATGAGACGAATTTCCGCCTGACGGATATTTTTTATCAGTTTGTCGATTTCTGCAGAACTTTTGTCTTGCTGTTTCAATACTTTGACAATGTCACCGACAAAAAACTCTGGAGAAAGTGGGTGTGCGATGTCTTTGGAAAGGCAACGAAGACAATCCTCTGAGAGACCGAACTCCGTGGCCAGCCTATAGACTTGCGCATCAGTTAATGCGCCCTCTGACCCGCGCGATCTGACTACCCAATTTTGCTTTACTACCCGCACTGGCTGTCCTTTGCTACGCAAGCAGACCAGCGTCCTATCCACGTGGCCATGTTCCGGTTATCCTCTCTTTCTCGAAGTGTAACGGTCTGAAAAAAATATCCGATGCCTACACTTAGCTTCACTAATCACAATTTGAAACGGTCGTGCTCAGCGCATGGTTTTGTCCGGCTGTTCTCCGTGCGTGTACCATCACGAAAATTGCCACCACGGTATGCCTGCGCACCGGCCACCAAGCCAGGAACACGATCCGGGGACTCCCCCACCCCGCGCCGATGCGGCTCCTTCTGGCCCGGCGCAGAAACACGACTACGAAACCCACCGGCCGCCCAAATCGATGCCAAGGCGCGATATGACGGATCGGGGACTGCTGCGGCTGGAGACAGTCAAGGCGGGGCAGGTGAAAAGCCTGCGGGGAAGCGGCTGGCCTCCGATAAAAGGCATCGTGTGGATACGGATCTGAAACCGAAGGGCCTTCCCCTGTAAACCGGGGGGAAGGAGCGGGGGCCGGATATTGCCCAATTCTACAAAGTCGCACGCAGATAGTATCAAACTGATGCGTCTCGAGTTTCCTTAACGCCCGCCGCATCACAGTTTTTGCCTGGTGGTCGAACTAGCGTGGGGGTATGTAGTAAATCTGATTGAAGAAGAGCGCAAATGTTTGACTTACGAACTGTTCAGGAACGGCTTGATCTGAGAAGTGATGAACTCGCTATCCTCTTGGGTATCAACAAAGACCGCACGCAAACGATCGAGAAGTGGCTCAGGAACCCTGAAAATATTCCGCCCAGCTACCGGAAGCGGATTATGGCGTTGCCGAGGGAATTTATCTTCGCGCATGGGAAAGCTGCAAATTTCAGTTTCATAGACCTTTTTGCGGGAATTGGAGGGATGAGGCTCCCCTTCCAAATGAGGGGAGGGCTTTGCTCCTTCACGGCTGAGTGGGACAAGTACGCGCAAATTACGTACGCCAGTAATTTCGGCGATTTTCCCAAGCTAGATGGAGATATAACCAAGTTCAGCGCTGCTAAAATTCCCACTCACGATGTTTTGCTAGCCGGTTTTCCTTGTCAGACCTTCTCCCAAGCTGGCAGGAAGGCTGGGTTCCTCGATACGCGTGGAACTATGTTTTTCGAGATACAGAGAATACTTGCACATCATAAGCCTGCGGCTTTTCTATTGGAAAATGTGAAGCAATTACAGGGACATGATGGTGGACGTACACTTACCACAATCATGAATATTCTTAATGGTAAAGGTATCCCGCAAATACCTGTTCATGTGCCGATGTCTGACGAAGCACGAATAGCGCTGGAAGAGCCATTGAACTACAACGCTGACTTTGCAGTATTCCGAGCGCGGGACTTCGGGGTGCCGCAAAACAGGGAGCGTGTTTATATTGTTGGTTTCAATCGTAAAAAAGTGCCCGAGGCATCCAAGGAAAGCTTAGTTGAAGATATGTTCGCTGAGGTTTTTAACAGAAGAGATGAAGGTTATTCAAAAAGGACGTTTGGGGAAATTCTCGAACCCACGAATGATGAAACCGAACGTTTTGTAATCTCCGAGAAACTCTGGGCAGGCCACATGCGACGTAAGCAACGCCACTTGGAGAATGGCAACGGTTTCGGGTACACTCTGTTTGATGAAGATGCCGAGTATTGCAATACAATCAGCGCGCGCTATTACAAGGATGGTAGCGAGATATTGGTTCAGCAACATGGCCATAGCCGCCCGCGTAAAATCACGCCTCGGGAAGCAGCCCGGATTCAGGGGTTTCCTGAGAATTTTCACATTTCATCGGTGAGTAGCGCACAGGTCTATAAGCAGTTCGGGAACTCGGTCGCCGTTCCAGTTATCGATGCAATTGCTCGTCAAATGCTGCCAATTCTCGGAGTTCCTACCAAAGAGCATAGCGGTCTATGGCCGACGTAGTTTCCCCTGCAAAGCGCAGTACTATGATGAGTGGTATCCGTTCAAAAGATACCCGTCCAGAAATTGCCGTGCGTAAACTGCTTCATAGGATGGGATACCGGTTCAGGCTCCACCGGAAAGATTTGCCTGGACGGCCGGACATTACTCTTCCGCGCTTTAGAACTATCATCTTTGTAAATGGGTGCTTCTGGCATGGGCACGAAAATTGCCCGCTCTTCCGACCTCCTAAATCCAGAGAGGAGTTTTGGAGGAAAAAGATCGCCACCAATAAGGCCCGCGACATGGTTAAGAATTCCGAATTACAAGAACTTGGATGGCGAACCACAACTGTCTGGGAATGCAGTCTGAAAGGGCGAACTGCACTTAAAGAACATGAACTCGAAGAAGAGTTGAGAAATGCAATCTGTAGTGTCGGGCGAGAGTATTCTATCCGCGGGGCGAATAAGCAGACAAAGGAAGATTGACGTGACTGATTTCATTGAAGATATGCTCAACGACAATAGTCAAATTCTTGTAGCCAGACCAACGTCTGGGCTGGTGTTTACGTTCAGCAATACCGGAAAAGGCGGCAATCGCAGTTGGTTTGCCATGACCGGAACCCAGCTGATTTCTTGTCTAGAAGATATTCTCGGAAGCCCTGACGATTTTCCTGCGCGCTATGAGGAAAAAAAATGGCGCCAACTTTTTGCTGATAATCTGGATGATGATGTTGCCAGAACGATGGGGGCTGTTCAGACACTCCCCTTGTTCGAAATTCTGGCAAAAATAATCCATTTTTCCGCAGGTGACGGACCACGGTCATTCAAGAGCATCAACCTTGAGCCTGCTCGGATACGCCAAGCAATCGCCCTGCTTCAGAGTTACCAACCTCACTGAAGAAGGCCTTGTCTACTCTGTTGGCTCTTGAAGCAAGTCATGCACGAAGCCAAGCCCGACAAGTTTTTCAAGGGCGCGCATTGCAAGGTAACATTGTTTTTCTGTCGGCAGTTTCTCGGGGATCTTCGAACATATCTCAAGCACCCCGGCTTCGCGAGGAGACAGCGCCTTCATTTGCCGACCCCAAACGTAGCATTCCGACCAAAACCGAGGCCCCAATTCAAAGGTCCGAGTCTGTTCGATGACACCTTTATCTGCATCTCTTTCGCTGCGGTCTTGCTGCTTCGCCGCATTGGCTTCTTCCACAGTAATGACCCAAGAGTCCAAAGTATCCGGATAGTCCAGTTCCCGTTCGGATAATAACTTCCAACAGGCTTGTTTCTTGGCCCATTCTCCGATGTTTCTCACTGCGACAGGTTCAAGAACGACAGACTGTGCCTCAGCGGCTGCAACCATAAATGCCGCTTCCAGTTCTGCGGGTAGTTCCTGTAACTTCCATATACGGTCAAAATCGATTGTTCTATCCTGCAGTGTCAAATCATGGACCAGTTTGGCAATACCATATGTCACGATGTTCGCACGATATCCTCCTTCGTACCATTGAGAGGCCGAGATAGCCTTCTCCAAACGGCGGAAAATGATGGCCTTAGCAACAAGGCGGCGAAACCATGTTTCATCATATGCATGGCCACTTTCGCCCCACCGGCCGCCGATCTGCGCCGCAAATTTCCCGAAGTTCTTCTGTGCTCCTAGGCTGACAATCTCTGGCTTGCACTGAAACGAGTTTTCATACTTTGCGAGGTCAGTTTTCGTGAAGAACTGGGATCTTGGAAACTCGGCATCCCACTTTTTCCGACCGGCATCAGTGAACTTCGACCGTTCATCTGCATATTGGCCTCTTGCACGCTCATAGAACCATTTTGTCTCGCGGTAGCCCCCACTGCCGGCAGGAGCGAGTAGCCTCCTTGAGAACTCTTCCATACGGACATGAAAAGGATGATTGGCGAAAAAGTCGGCCGCGTTTACCTTGTTTTGGCTGTTTGCATATTCGGATATTCGCGGCACCACGCTTTCGGAAAGTTCTCGTGGGACGATATTGAGCTTCATCTGGACAAAAACTTCGGACAGCTGTTCCGCCGCAGTTTTCCGGACAGCATGGAGGGACGCAGTGGTTTGTCCGCCATTTACAATTTGTAGGTTTTCGACCGAAACCAGTTCAAGACCGGTTGGTGTTTGCTGCACATTCAGGGAATCTGCCGTTGCGGCGATACCGTTATTGTACGCAAGAAACATATGCGGCTCATCCACAATCGTCTTCCGAATGCCTTTGTTCACGTTCCCTCGTGCTTGGAGAAAGCTTCGGACGTTGGATTCGAGCAGTCGCGAACCCCACTTTTCGTAAATTGCGGAAAGCTGGTCGCCAGGAATAACGGCAAGATAACTCTCCAATGCAGCATCGCTTCCAGATGCACGGAGTATAGGGATCGCACCGCCAAAATCTCTCACGAAATCTATGGAAAGGTCCTCGCGCGCTTGGCCCTGTTCCATGAACTTCTTTATCCGCTTCAGGTCCCACACATTGTAGGTCACGGGCACATCGCCCATCGATCCCGCTGGAAACGCGTCGACCTTTGCTCGACTATCGGCGTTGGTGATCAGAATGAGTTTTATCTTCTCTATGTGCTTCCATGTCGTCGAAATCAAATCCGCAAGCCCGAAGCCGTCACTGGTCTCCTCGATTGCCTCACGGAACTCCAAGTTGCGGCTTGCCCGCAGGAAGCCAACGAGCTTGCTAAAAAACGCCTTGAGTTCAGTAGACGTCCTGCGCCGCACTTCGGAAGTGACAGCGAAATCGCAAATCAGCAGGCTCAGGGTTTCTGTATCACGCGGGTCTCCTCCATAGCCGTCTACCTGGATAATTGACCTATTGTCGGGTCCGATACCCTTTCCGGAATGATATGCGCGTGTGCCCACATCGATCTCGCCAGCTTCGGACAGTAAGCTGCACACGATCTCAAAGAATGCCTCTGCTGTATAAACTCCGTCTGCATCTGCATCGCCTTGGACATCTGCTAGAAGCTGTTGGTGAAATTCGAGAAGATCATCCATTGATGGTTGCCTTGTTGATCAATTTCTCTGTTTGCACATTCGTGAGAAACGGCGTGCAGGATTCAAGGGCGATGGTATAGACGAGGTTGCCGACACCTTCTGGCAGAGGAGCAACTACCCTGGGGAAGCCCTCAACTACGGTATAGGTCTTTGCTGTTCCAACTATCCATCGCCGATCCGCATAGTCGTCTTGCGGCGCATATCCTGTCGCTGTAATACGGTCCTCCCACTGTCCGAAAGCCTGATCGTACTCTTCGAACCGGAGAGCCAACTTCGAAACATGTTCATGAAGGTTCTCCCCCTCAGGGACCATCGCACTATCCACGTTATAGACTTTCAAAAAGAGCTTTCCTCCGTCTACATCTGACAACTGGTCTTCCGACGATATTCGAACATAGGGTTTTGCCGCGCCTCGGCGTGCCTTCACCTCTATGCAGCAGTGCGGAAATTCGAAATCCTTTGAAGATCCTTCAGGACCCATCCAAGCCTCGATTGCGGCGGCTGGTCCAATGATGTCGCAAAGCTCGTCCAAGAATGCCAGTTCTCCGACAAGTCCACGTTGTTCTTCGATGGAAAGTCCCCGCGTACTTCCAGCTTTAAGGAAAAAATGCCAGCGGCGTGTTCTGTTTATGGCACGGTTAAGAGCATTCGAAAGTGTATCTGCGCCTTCCGCTGCTTCCACTACATTGAGGCACAGCGTTAAAAACAGCGCACGCTGTGCCTCGTCTAGAAGGCGTAGCACGAACGCCCGCTTGCTAAGATCCCGAAAGGCAACCTCGATGTGATTTAGCTTCGGAAGACTGGCAGCCTCTTCAATACCGTCTGGCAGAAAAAGAACCAATGACGGGCACTTTCCTTCGAGTGTCGCCCAAAAGAAATCAAATTTCCCTTCGGCATTTACCCGTTTTCCTTCTCCGGGTGTGAGTGCCGTCCAAACATCAGACATCTTCGGCATTGGCGTCTTCGTCGTCATCTTCATCTCCAAAGATCTCGCGCTGCTTCTGGGTGTTAATAATATATTCTACTCTCTCATCAGCTCTCGCTGATTGCGGGAAACTGATGGCCCATGCGATTATGGGTCCATAGGGAAATCCATCGATTTTGGCCCCGTCCTTCCCTTCAGCTTCCTTGATCTGGACGTGATACAATGCCAACAACGGCCTCGGCCGGACGGGGCGATATATTGTGCCGGGGTAGTTCACAGAAACACCGTCGGGTATACCTTTTCCATCGCGATACCTTTGCTCTACTGCAAGTGCATCTTCGTCGATTATACCGACGCGCTCCACGCCACGCGACGACACCCGCATCTTTGATCCACCTATGGAAAGAAAGCCTTTAGGTAAGTCCTCGGCCAATATCTTGCGCTCCATTGGGTAGATAATTCGGCTATAGCCTTCGATCTTTTCACCCTTTGCCAATGAGCCTATCAGAACGTCCCATGAACCGAGTTCGTCAACACTTCGATCATCAATGTATTTCCGCAATGGCTCGATCTGTGTAGTAATCGCTTGTTCAGCATTGTGCCAAGATCTGAGAAAATCGTCGATAATGGATACGGGGACATCATTCACGAGAGTGCCTCCTGGAACTGGATGTTCAACCAGATAGCTGCTGTCGATTGCGGAGATGAGGGCCAGCGCGGCTTCCTTGTTGCCTTCCAGTGCTTTCCGAGAGACATCGATTCGAGCGGTTTCGACAAATTGGGAGGACAGCCCCACTGAAACTGTTTTCTTGCCTGCTCCTATCTTGTTGCGCGCTGTCACTAGTAATGACGAAGGGTGGCTTCTGACGGCGAGTCCGAATTGTTCAGGCGTCAATTTCGCTTTTTGCATCCTGCGCAACTCAACGTGAAGCTCATCTGTTGCTTCGGCGATATGTGAATACCATGCGATGGCAGCACGAGGCATCCAGATGCGGCATACATCCTCATATCCCATCCGATACCCGAACCAGCGCCCCATCTGCATTAGTGTGTCATACATAGCAGTGTTTCGCAGGAACCACGTTGTTGTGAGACCCTCGAGTGTCAGGCCCCTTGAAAGTGAAAACCCGCCCACTGCAATAACGGTCTGACCTTTGGACGAGTAATCGAGAGCGCCCTGACTGCGACTGTTAACCTCGACTACTTTCGCTGCTGCTGCCGCGTCAAGCAAAGCTGACAGAACTTCGGGCCAAGTAAATTCAAGCCCTGAGAATTCTTGGCTCCAGACAGAATGCAGGCTTGCAATCTCGGGGTCGGCCAATGCACCGTCCCCCAACGAGCCGTTCACTCGCAACGAGTCCAGGATGCTTTCCAGCGCTTCGTGCAGCCGGTTCCTGATCAACCCCTGAACTCCGGTAAAGCGGCTGGCATTTACCAGCATGGACGAATGTTTATCGGACTGCCCTCTTAGATTCCGGACTGCACGCGCAAGAAGAAAGGCAAGTAGGGCGGTATGCAAAGAGGGGGGTAGTTCGTCTATGATTTGGTCGATGGGATGAACCATAGGAAGGTAGTCGTCATTATCATCGATAAATCTGAGAAATTCCGGCTCGCCCTCTTCAGGCATCCCGTCGATGAATACTTTCTGTCCTCCAAAATAGTTGGAAGGAGCATCGAGGCCGATAATGAAGTGCTTTGGAAAGAGGTCCTCGCCATGCATCTCGTGATCCTGTTCAGGATCAATGAAAATGTTTGCGAAGGGTGTGGCTGTATATCCGATGTAACAACTGCGATGAAACGTCTGCAGGAGGTCGCGGATCTGGCCATTGATGGTTGTAACGGCTTGCTTGCCGAACTTCGTATTGATTGAAGCGTTGTCTGCCTCGTCATCAATCAGCAACATGGGCTGATCGATCATCGCTTCATCACCCTTGGCACTATTCTCTTTTAACCAGTCGATTAAGTTCCGAAGAGTACGGTAGTTTTTCTTGATTACCAGAACAACAGGTACGTTGTAGGAGCCGATCTGGCTCTTGTTGTTGTTGGCTGTGGCCTTGTTGAAATCAGCCAGTGCGGTTGTCAGACTTACCGGCACCCGATCGTCTTCGAACTCACCTACGCCAATCACCTTGGCTCTGTTTGATGCCGCCGCCATGCGCCCCGTGTCACGCCCGATGAAACCTTCATCAATCCGTTCCTGCGTCTGGTTTCTCAGATTGTTATGAATGCCTGCGATTACGATTATCAGTCTGTAGCCAGCGTCCGCCGCCTTGCAGATCAAACCTGTGTAATTTGCGGTCTTGCCGCTCTGAACATGTCCCACGACCATACCGCGTCTGTCCCACGGTACATTTTTGTTAGGATTTCCGAGGCGGCTCAGGATTTGATCCGTCACTTGATCAAGTTTTGTGACCACATCTTGTGGAAGGCCGGTCTTTACAAGTAACTTCTTGTACCGCTTCCAGTAAAATGGATCGATATCCTTTTTCACGTCATCAAGCCACGGCTCGAACGAGCCGTCATCCACAATGGCCCCGAGACCCATGCTGACGCTATAGCGCGTTTCTATGCTCCGAGCCAATTTTTCAAGGTCATCATGTCCTAACGCGCCACCCACAACTACCGTATTTAGGGTGAAAATGAGGGCGCGGATCTCATCGGGAGATTTTTTCTCGCTGCCTAGGATTGCCTGGGAAACAGTCGCATCCAGCTTCTCGTATAATTCTGACATGATTAGCTCTCTTTCAAGATTTCCGCGATCATCGGTTCTGCCACTGTCCAGTTTGCCTTGACCAGGTCAATGTTGCGCAGCGTGTCCGCGATATTTGCCTCGGGGATTCCTTGTTCGAGGAACTTCGCAACGAGGGCTTCGATTTGTTGCCGTAGCGCTTCAAGACCTACAGGGTCAGCAACAACAGTTTCAGCAGCACCCATCAAGTCAGCATGTAGACTTTCAATTGGTAGAGACGCTCCTAAAAGCGCGATGCAGTTGTCAAAAGTTTTTGCCAGGCGGTCATTCCCCAGCAGGTCTCGGAACTCGGAAAATACTGGGTGGTCGAGGTTTGGCCGGAAAATGATATCCTCGTCTTTTCTGACCCTGTTCCACATGGGTACACGTTGCTCATCCACCAGCTTGCGTCCCCGTTTCTGATAGGTCCTTTTTGACGTCCCGACAAATCGTTCGACCACCTTTTTCAACCGTTCACGGACAACTGGCGGCAGCTGTGCGGATGCTTTCTTGACGTCAATCTTCCAGTCAGCATCCATCGAGTTAGGAATATCGATCTTCACACGACAAAGCTTGGTCAGCTCTGTCTGGCGCGCAAGGCCCAGCCAGCCACCTGCGATGATGAGCCTGTCAGCTCGGTAAATGTATAGACCTTGGGATTTAAGGTGACCGTCCGGACCACCGGTCTCCTCCCAAGCTGTTTTTGTCATCCGCTTGTTGTGGGGAAGTGTAACGCACTGGATTTTCACCATACCCTGCGCAAGAAGCAGATCGTCCGGTTGGTCAAATTGGGTGGCCGCATTTGTTTCGGCAAAAGGATCAATGGGCGCCAGTGAACGACCGTTCAGCCTTAATTTTACGCGCGGTCGGGTTCCTTGCAGAAACCGGTGAAAGACCAATCGCAAATGCTGCTCTGCTTTCGAGAGCGCTGCGTTGATTGTTTTTGCGCGATCTGCATGATTTGTCCGGTAGCCTCCGTCCAAACGGTCGAGCTTCTCCCAGATTACGGCAGTTCCATGCGCCTCGACCAATGCTTCTACAGCTGGGTGCCCAAACCCGTCACTGAGTGATATTTGCCACGCATTCGATTTGGCGACCTCATCGAGATCCCAAGTGGCGCAGACCCCCTTATTTTCGATTTTCGAGAAGACTGACAGTTTACGGCATTGGGCAAAGCTCGCGCTCTTCAACCCGAGGCCAAACCGCCCCAAGTCGCCTGCTGCTCTCTCTTCAAGGGGGTTCCTTGACCCTGGTCGCATAGCATCGACAAGATCGGTCTCGGTCATGCCGGACCCGTTATCGATGATTGCTATCCAAGGGGCATCGCTAGTGGTGTCTGCGAGAACCTCAATCGTGGTTGCACCTGCCGTTATCGAGTTATCAATCACATCGGCAAGGGACGTTTCCAGACTATAGCCGAAGTCCCTAAGTCCTTCGATCAAGGATGAAGCAAAAGGAGTTGCATCGGCAAATCGCAAATTCATTTGATGTTGCCCCAGTCAGCACTTTAAGTCGATCCCACAGTTTGAAACTGTTGCCTGCCGACAATCAACGACACTAAATTCTCGGCAGAAAAGACAAAGTCAGTACAGAGTACAAGCGCTTTCTGCCAAAATCCTGACACTCTACACAATTTCAGGTTTAACTTACGCAGCGGGATTCTTGATGGATTGAATGCTCTCTTCCTCAGCGACGCCTTTATTCATGCATAGAAAGGTGGTTCCCGAAATCTGAACAATTGGGATAAGTGGATTTTCTGCGCAACAACGGCATGATGCTGCGAGCAAGGAGAAGACCATGGCGAACCGACATTGATTTTAAACGGAGCAGGTCCGCACGGCGGCTGACTTCTGGAAGATCACCAAAACAGCAAGCTGGTTGGCGAAAAGTACATGCACTGGGAGTTGGTGAAGCATGACAATCTAAGAACCTTGTTCTAAGTCTGAAGATTAAGGAACGTGAACGTTGAGTATTAAAACGGCAAAAAAGAAGGATTTTTGAATTTTGGTAACACCCGATCATGTCGCATGGCTCGAGGATACCGGCGAGGTCATCGAAACGGCAGATGGCCGCAAGGCTGAAATCTGGGTTTTGCAGCATGCAGATAATCCCTCGATCCTCTCAGCTTGGGCAACCCACTACCGGCAGCACTACTGCCTCGATGAAGACTTGCCGGATATGTTTGCCGATACGGGTCTGTCTAACGCCGATTTTATGACCAATATCAAATTCTCGGACTCGGTGGCAGCGCCCGGCCCAAGTACACGCGCGGGGGACTTCGGTGAAAATCTTATGGCGAATTTCATCGAGTACGTCTTAGGGTATTGGTGCCCGCGGCATGGTCGATTTGAGGATCGAGAGAATCGCAGCGCATTTTTCGGGCCCCGTTTCCTTGGAGTACGGCTCAAGTTGAAGTTCGCGGACGTTCTCGCAGCTTGAAGGTCAATTACCGAACTTCCCACCAAATCAGGGTTGGTAGCCAAAGTCTCTTACCTGAAACATTGGTGGAAGCAGACGGTTCGGAGGAAAGCCGCCTCGGGGTGACATCAGTCTTTGAAGGACCAAAGCCAGAGTTATGCGCATTCAGCAGCCGCGATCAAGAGCTGTCAAAATTAACTAGCTGGATAGAGACGCTGTTGTCCGCTGGGGTTGGGGAAGACGAAATTGCAGTGCTGGCCAGGACGAAAGAAGTGCTGGCATAATATGTCGCTGCATTTGGGGAAACCAATAACGGGATCAATTTTCTGTCAATGCATGAATCCAAGGGAACAGAATTTCAAGCTGTAGCGGTTGTCGCTCTGGATCATCAGATCCTACTGGATGAAGGGAGACTTCTTGCAGCCAGAGACGAAGCACAACTTGATGAGGTCATGTCAACTGAGAGGCATTTGCTTTACGTGGCTGCCACCAGAGCGCGAGACTACCTTCTGATGTCAGGGGTTACTCCTGTCTCAGAGTTCCTTTCTGATTTGATGGCTGATTAGGTAACACCATACGGAACGAGGCCACTTGGCCCACAGTCACGCAAGCATAGGTCAGGGCTAAAGTATTGATTCAACTGCATCAGGGACTACTACTCGGATTGATCGTGAACCCATTTGGCACAACCGCCCAGGTTTTCGAACTTGATGGTATTGAGCTTCGGGCAATTAAGCGTGGCCAGACAGCGCGCCTGTCCCTTGCGGATGTTTGCAAGTCGCCGACCGTTAGAAAGAGCGCCCTAGGCTCAACCATGACTGTGCCCACAGGCGCTCATGCCAACGCAATTTTGCGTGGTGCCCGCTATGCCGATGCGGTGGATTTTTCCGACAAATTGACGCGCGCTTGGGTCGACTTCAATGTGGCAGCCTTTGAGCGAGAAGCAGACCTGTTTGACCGCCTTGATGCTGCCGTTTCTGCCTTGAAGAAACCGGACCAATATCCTGCCGCTTGCAATATCGAGCCACTGCTGGTCGACGCGCGCGATCTCGATGTAACGCTCTTGTCTAAGCTGCAGCGCCAAGCCATCGGTTCTGAAAGAATGGTGCGCATTGATCGCGTCAGGAAATTCGTCGCCGACCCGCGCGCCGCCAGAGCCGAGGCAATTTCGACGTTCGTGACTGCCGAACTCGAACGCTGGAAGGCGTTCTTCGATACCGTTGAGAGCATGCCGCTGACGCCCGAGCAGCGATTGTCTCTAGTGGTGGACGAGGATGCTACACTGGTCCTCGCAGGGGCGGGGTCAGGCAAGACAAGCGTCATTACTGCGAAGGCTGCTTATCTTGTGAAGGCTGGCATCAGGCAACCGGATGAAATCCTGCTATTGGCTTTTGCCAAAAATGCAGCGGCAGAAATGTCTGAGCGGGTTGAGGCGCGATCGGGCGTACCAATTGTGGCGCGGACCTTCCACGCGATCGCCTATGATATTATTGGTCTAGTTGAAGGTTCTAAGCCAGCATTGGCCGACCATGCCACTGACGATAAAGCATTCACCGCCCTAATTAAGCAAATCCTGAAGGATCTCATCAAAACGCTGTCAGATGTCTCCAAGGCTATTATCCGATGGTTTGCCCATTTTCTTGTCGAGCCTAAGACTGAATGGGATTTTGCCACCAAGCATGCCTTCTATACCCATATGGAACAGCAGGATCTGCGCACGTTGCAGGGCGAGAAGGTCAAGAGCTATGAAGAGCTGCAAATCGCCAACTGGCTCTACGAAAATGGTATCGAGTACACGTATGAACCCAACTATGAGCATAAGCTCCCGGGCACTGGACGGCGGGACTATTGCCCTGATTTTCGGCTGACCGAAAGCGGCGTCTACATCGAGCATTTCGGGGTCCGGCGTCAGGAGCTGGCCGATGGCAGCGAAAGGCTGACAACTGCCCCCTTTGTAGACCGCGAAAGCTATCTGGCAGGCATGGAATGGAAACGGGAGGTTCACGCGACGCACGAAACCATCCTCGTCGAAACTTTCAGCTATGAACGTCAGGAAGGTCGGCTTCTGACTGCGCTTGCCGAAAAGCTGGCACCCCATGTGACCATCAACCCTCGTCCGGTCGAAACAATCTATGATCGCGTGATCGATTTAAAGCAGGTGGATACATTCTCGCAGCTTCTCGGGACGTTTCTCCGCAAGTACAAAAGTGGTGGCTACAGCCTCGCCGATTGTGAAGCAAAATCAAAACGAATGAAGCTTGGTAAGAGGGCCAAGGCTTTTCTGGATGTCTTTGCGCCCGTGTTTGCGGAATATGAGAAACGGCTCGACGGGCGGATCGACTTTGAGGACATGATCCTCAGGGCCGCCCACTACACAGAGACGGGAGAGTATGTCAGTCCCTTTCGCCATATCCTCGTTGACGAATTTCAGGACATCTCGCAAAGCCGCGCAAGGTTGGTGAAGGCGCTGAAATCGCAGCATCCGGACGTACGAATGTTTGCCGTGGGTGACGACTGGCAGTCTATTTTTCGCTTTGCCGGTTCTGACATCCATTTGATGCGCCATTTCGGAGGAGAGTTTGGTGGAAAATTTGATAGCGAAGCTGGTATTCATAGGACAGTTGATCTCGGTCGTACGTTCCGCTCGGTTGACCAGATCGCCTTTGCCGCCAAGACATTTGTTCTTAAAAACCCTGCCCAGTTGGAAAAGCAGATTGTTCCTGCGGGCATAGCAACTGAACCAGCGATCAGGATCGTGACAGCGTCGCGCAACGATGGGCAGGGCAAACTCACGGAAGTTCTAGCCAACCTGTCGGCGCAGTCCGATAGCTCTGGAAAACCACCGAGCGTCCTTCTGTTGGGTCGATACCGTTTTGTCGAACCGGATATGAGCGCGGTAAAGAGGCAGTTTCCGCGCTTGCAGCTCAACTTCAAGACTATCCATGCTTCCAAAGGGCTGCAGGCTGATCATGTAGTTCTGTTGAACGCCGACAGTGGCCGCACGGGGTTCCCCTCGGAAATGGTCGATGACCCGTTACTGACTTTGGTCTCTCCGGAAGAAGAGGTGTTCGAGAACGCTGAGGAGCGACGCGTGATGTATGTCGCGATGACGCGCGCACGCTTCACGCTCACACTCATTGCGTCGAATGCCCGTCCATCTGCTTTTGTCACAGAACTGCGCAAAGACCCCGCCTACGGTGTGGTCACACCACCCGGTGCGGATCAGGAAGAACATGAATGCGGAGAATGCGGCGGCAGGTTGGTTGGCGTTACCGGCAAGGACGGTCGTGTCTGGTACCGTTGCGAACATGTCCAGCATTGCGGAAACTTGCTGCCTGCCTGCGCATCCTGCGGGTCAGCCCTGCCGCGTTTGGCGCCCGAATTGTCGGAGGTGCGGTGCAGCTGCGGGGCCAGCTATGCGGACTGCCCTGAATGCAGCGATGGCTGGCTGGTTGAACGCAAAAGCCGCTATGGGCAGTTTCTGGGCTGTGTCCGCTACCCAGCCTGCACAGGAAAGTCCCGTCCGGCGTCGACCAAGCAGAGGCCGAAGAAATTATCAAATGGGATTTCCAGACGCGGCAACTAAGTAATTGACCTGTCCGAAGCCTTGGCAACAGCAACTGATCGCCGATTTCTCCTAATAGTGTCATGGTAATCTCCCCCTTTTTAACGGGGTGCATCTGTAGAATTTACGCAGCCATATTCAATTTCATTACGGGTGTGATGCCGCCGATGCCCATGTTGGGGCGGTCGTTGTTGTAAGTCCATAGCCATTGCGTGGCTTGATCCTGAGCCTCCTCGATGCTTTCGATGATGTATTGGTCCAGCCATTCATGCCGAACCGTCCGGTTATAGCGCTCGACATAAGCGTTTTGCTGGGGCTGGCCGGGTTGGATGTGCTGGATCGTAACAGCATGTTTCTCTGCCCATTTTCTCAGCGTTTCGCTGATATATTCGGGGACGTTGTCGACCCTGATCGTCCCGGGCTTTCCACGCCATTCTATGATCCTGTCCAAGCTACGGATGACCCGTTCGGCAGGGAGCGAGAAATCAACCTCGATCCCCAGCCCTTCGCGGTTGAAGTCATCCAACACGTTCAAAAGCCGAAACGCGCGGCCATCGCCGAGACGGTCGGCCATGAAATCCATGGACCAGGTCACATTGGGCCCGTCCGGCACCGCCAGGACATCAGGTTTCTCGCGTTTCAGCCGCTTGCGGGGCTTGATCCGCAGGTTCAGCTCCAGCTGGCAGTAGATCCGATAGACCCTCTTGTGGTTCCATGGATGCCCTTTCACGTTGCGCAGATGCAGAAAGCACAGGCCAAACCCCCAGGTCTTGCGTGCATCCGTCAGCCCCATCAGCAGGTCGGCGATCACCTCGTTCTCGTCCTTCAGCTTTGGACTATAACGATAGCAGGTCTCGCTGACACCGAAGGCCCGGCATGCCAGGGCAATGCTGACGCCCCGTCGTTCCACCGCCGTTTCGGCCATCTCGCGGCGCTGAGATGGCCGAACTACTTTTTTCCAAGGGCTTCCTTGAGCAGATCGTTCTGCATGCTCAGGTCAGCATACATCCGCTTCAGGCGGCGGTTCTCGTCCTCAATCGCCTTCATCTGGCTGACCATGGACGCATCCATCCCACCATACTTCGCCCGCCACTTGTAGAACGACGCATTGCTCATCCCGTGTTCACGGCACAGCTCGGCCACCGGCAATCCGCCTTCGGCTTGGCGCAGGATCGCGATGATCTGCGCCTCAGTGTATCTGCTTGTCTTCATTCGAATTCTCCTCGTTCATCTTGCCGAGAAAATTCTACTTTTGCAGCCCCTTACTTTCGGGGGGGATTACCTCATGACCTGACCACGCCCGTTGCTTTCGGCC